CTTAATCTTATCTCGGCACGACATAGGAGTGGATGACTTCACGGCTTCGATACCCATCATCTTCAATTTGGGTTTCGCATATCGCACACCCTCATTGTCAGAAACGTTTAGTATATATCTTTTCTTTGCGGTCCAGATGCCAATATCAGCAATCGCTTCACGTTTCATAATCATCTTTTGATCATACGCATTCATATAATCTGACAGTTGTTGATACGAATTGTCAATGTATTTCTGGATCTTCTCTTCACAAACCTTATCCAGAAAGTCAATAACTTTGTTCTTCTCTGGGATGGTATCCTTGTATGCTGCTTTGACCAACGGCCCCAAGTTCAAATATACCGAGTCGGTGTCCGAGGCAATTACATAATCAAACCCATCAGTTTTCAGCAGTTTGTTTAAATACACATTCAATTTACGTTCTATCCAACGAATTGCTAATTGGCCAGACAGGGTGATGGCTTCTGCTTGACGAAGATCGTAGAAACGGAACCACTGATTGCCGATAGCACCATAAGCTGAGTTTAACTGAACCTTCTTGGCTAACTGTAAGTTGTCGTATTTGGATATTTGATTTTCGCACTCGGTGATATCCACTTTGGATGTTGCAAGTTCTTTCTTCTTCTGCCATTCGATCATAAGTTTCTTATACTTAGATCTATCCTCGTACATAGTATCCATCATTGTCGGCAAGAATCCACGAACATCTTTTCGAAAGTAATGCCCGTTTGCTGCCATACAATTATTGGAGTTTGAGACATAACTCCCAGACAACAATTCATTGATCGAAGTATTAGTATATTCACCTTCAACAATAGTGTCGGGAGATACGTTATACTGCATAATCAAATGTGGATATAGAGAGTTCAAATCGAAAGAACACACCCACTCATAACGACCAGGCACCGGTTCCTTAACATAAGCACCCTCATACTTTTCATCTTTGTAGTTCCTTGTCTTTGGGGGAACAACAACCTTGTTTTTATACAGGTGATTGTGTGTCAGTACATCCCACATCTTAACCTGTGTGAATACGTCGGTAAGATTAACCTTGGCATCATAAGCAAGAGCCATTACCATATCAATCAATTTCATCTTATCATCTATTCGGTCAACCAAGTCAACGTCTTTGATATTGTACTCAATGAAAAGTTGATAGTCATGCTTGTATAGTTGATTGAGGTTTTCGTATTCACTATAATCTAATTTGCGTTCGCCAAGTTCGACAAACGCAATATGATCCAAGCGATAACTCTCTTGGTTAGAATAGGTAAACTTCTTATACATTTCAAGATAATCTAATATCGCAATACCAACAAGATCAAACGCAGTCTGTTGTCTGTTAAAGATTGTGGTAGTTCTTTCGCCGATCATTCTCCAAGGCGACAACCTAACCGCAGTCTTTTCGCTGAACAATTTACATATTCTATTATACAAGTATGGAACATCAAAGAACTGAACATTCCATCCGGTCAAGATGTCGGGCGCAGTTCTTTCCCAAGTATCAAGAAAGGTCAAGATCAAATCTTTTTCGTCTTCACATTTATTGTATCTAACTTCGGGGCGATCAGTCGTAAATTCACCACAACCAAAAACATGATAGATACCCCGCATCTTATATGTGATTGCGGTCAGGGGTTCGTTTGCCAATGCTGGTTCAGGAAATCCATTCTCCGACCCAACCTCGATATCTATATTTGCTACCCGCAGTAGAGACTTATCATAGTCTATAACGTCTGGGTATTCTTCATTGATGTATGAGTAAGCATAGTTGGCCGACCCATACACCGTGAAGTTTGACATGTCTTCATACTTCTCAAGGAAGGCCTTGGCACCACCCATACTATCCAACTCTCTAGGTTTAACGTGTTGGCCATCCAGAGTTTTCCATCCGGTCGGTGTCTCGCTAGGGAGATATAGTGTTGGGCAGTACGGCACCTTACGGGCATACTTTTCACCATTCTGGTTGTATCCTATCTCTAGGATTTTGTTGCCGCGTCTTGAGAAATTTGTGTAGAATTTTGACATTAAATTATGATCTTCTTTTCTGGGACAATAATGTTGCCGAAGATGCTATTATACTGCGTTACGATCTGATTGTCAACCCCAACGCAATAGATGGCGTGACTTTTATTCAACTCCACAATTTCATCTTTAGAGTACATAATCAGGGGGCGAATACTTAAACTTGGGCTTTGACTGTCATCCAAAACCATTCCAAGTGTACATGGGTTTCTAACTACATAGTGTGTCTCGTCCTCTTCGATGAGTTCACCGAGCACATCTTCATTGTTGACAAAATGTATCAATTTTACTTCTGTGTTCATAATAAATCCTCATAATAAATTGGTCTGACTTTTTTGGTAGGAAAGTCAGCAAACCCTACTCATCGATCTATAGATATGGTTGAGGCGTATAAACATTTTGCCCTGACATAAGCACACCATAATTAGGTGTGAACAACGGTGCGAGTAAACCACCGATCAATATGGCAGAAACTAATATAATGCCTGTCCAGTCTTTTATTTTCTTAATCATCTCTTTCCCCTACGAGTAATAGGTTGCGAGAATCATCAGAGGGCAAACTGCAATTATACCAACGAATTGGTATACTGCGATTGCTATATCACTTTTTAGATTTTTCATTTGTTACGTCCTTTGTGAGATTTCAATTTTTCTCGGACGCTGTTCTTCGGGAAGATCCACTTTGAGTTTAATCACTAGTAGTCCATTGACGAATTCAGCTCCATCAACGACAACATGATCGGCAAGTCGGAATGTTTCCACGAATTTCTTCGTAGTAATCCCTTTATGAAGGTACACTGTGGTATCTTCTGCAGGGTTGCCCTTTATGATTAAGACACCGGGCTTAGACTCGATTTCTAAATCACTCTTTCGGTAACCACCTAGTGCAAATTCCATAGCATAATCCGTGTCAGAATATTTGATAATATTGTGACGAGGAAAACCTTTTTCATTTGCGCCAGCGGCGGTTAGTCTTTCTATCTCATCCCAGACATGATCGAAACCAATGAAACGAGAGTGGGGGAACGAAAACACTTTACTTCTTGTAGTAACCATTTGCTATCTCCTTATTTGATTTAAGCAAGATTGTTGTCTATCCACCAGACAATTCTGCGTGGACGATACTATTTATAACACATTTTTTTAAAAATGTCAAGTTATTTTATTTATTTTTCTCTGCCCATTCTTTTGCAGTAGTCCCTTCGGACTCGGTGGTTGCTTCACGGTAGTAAACAATCAATTCTTTTTGTTGCATGACGTAACGCCGAACTTCTTGGAAGTTCTCTGCCATCTTCTCGTATCCATCAGGTGTGAGTGCGAACACGACGAACTGCCCATCGAGCATCTTCTCGATCTCTTTAACTTTCTCTTCGAGGTTCTCTTCGGTGATGACAAAGAAGTTTACGCTGAGTAGATCAATCTCTTGGGGAAGAGGTGGTTGATAGATCCGTAAAGGAACCTTCTCAGTTACCGTTACTATCTGTGGTTCCGGTTGAACCACTATCGGTTTTGGACCCCACTCCAGTCTTGGGAGCATCTGGCAACTCGCCAGCATTGGTATCATCAATATCCATAAGTTCTTTCGTATCATTTTCTAATGCCTCAAACACTTTTTGTGTTCCATTATTTATTCGTTTCTCAATCATGCCAGGTCTGGCGCGAGCAAGACGGGTAAGGTTGTGGTCCTTGAAGATCTTCAAGTAGGTTTGTTTCTCTCTATTCAACTCGTTGTTGCGAGAGGTGAGGGCACTCATTGCTGCTTCAGATTTCTTTTGATTCTCTTCTGATGCTTTGAGTGATGCTTCAGCCGTGTTGATGGCAATATCCAACTGCACCTGATTCTCTTTGAGAGTGCGATTGTTTGCTTCTAGTTGGGCAATACCTGCTTCAAACTTAGAGACAGTAACTTGATGGTAGGAGTAACCACCACCGATGGCACCAATGGCGCCGAATAATAAAAACATTTTGATATAGCCAAACATAATATAATTCCCAGTTATGAGATTTTTTTCTTAGAACCTATGCTATACTTTGTGACAAGTTCCCATTCATTTCTGTCACTGTAAGACAGAATTTTAATTTGTGATAGTGGGCAAACTGGATCGTCTTCGCTCATGTGAGTAATGAGTTCCAAGAGCCCCCAATCAGAAAGCAATCTTGCTATGGTGTTTCTTCTCCCAGTATCCGATTCGTCAAAGTTTGACGGCTTACCATCCAGAGCAAACAACTCCTTAAAGTGTACTATGTAATACCTCCCGCGCTTGTGGAGAATATGACACGATTGGTATAATTTCTTTTCTTTTCTTGATGCTACGCCAATTCGGGTTAGTGTTTCCCTAATCTTAAGAAAATCGTCACCAGTTTTTAGACGGACCTCCAGTAATGTGTCTACGTTCACTTCCATTATAGTAATAACTCCTCACGACGGTCATCCGCCTTTCTCTGTCTTTACCCGCAAATCATTTATTTGATTTTTAGTCAGTATTTTGTAAGCCTCTCTAGATTTAGATTTGTTGTAGTCAAAAATTTCAGATATAAACAAAACATCTTCTTGCTCTGAAGGTTTAAACCACTTACTAAAGCGCTTTCTCATTCTAATACTATTTAGTAAAAAAAGGAATTGTGGTTTCTTATCTAAGGTATGATATTGATTCATCTCATTAGCATAAAAAATTGTGTCAGGAAAGTAGGATAACCCACGATTAGTTAGGTATGGTTCATAGGACTTCTCGGCCAATTGATCGTTAGCCGAGTCCTCCATCAAGTTCTTCTTTGAAGTGTTTATCGCATTCAAGTAATCAAAAGGTTTCAATCTAATCTCCGAGTGATGGTGACAACCCTGCCTGTTCCAGTGTCATATTAACTGTACCATTTTCAATCAACTTGCGTCGGTTATACATGTGCGAGGCTCGTGTATCTTCTTTTGACCCACCATAGTAAGGAACACAATGCCCTTCTTCTGCCATCACACCAGTAGCAGGGCGCCACGAATCTGTTTCAACATCATATACATCAAAGTCACCAAGGATTCGACCAAACTTACCCTTCATGTCTTCGCCGTCACGAGCAATCTGAGTTCTGAGAATTGGGTTCTTACCAAGCAACTCTTTTAGTCGTTTGCTTGCTGCTTTACCAAACACCTTCTCAACTTTGTCTCGGGTGCGTGATTCTGGAGTATCAATACCCATAATACGGACTCGCTCTTTCTTTAACCAGACACCAAAACCCAAATCGATATCCACATCAACAGTATCACCGTCAATTACTCTTACTAATTTTGTTCTGTATTCGTACATAATATATCCTTATTATCCGCTAAGGGAAACACCCTTAATTCTGTTTGCGTATCCTGCCATTCTATCCCATTCTTCGGGTGACACATCATTCAACCTGAGATGATGCCCTGGCGCCAATTTTGAGTCATACTCTGGATACTCTCCTTCTGTCAAGAATGATGGTTCGGCTCGGGGATTATCAAAATCAGATTCTCCTGTTGACTCGACATCATGTATATACAACTGAATCAATGCGTAATGCAAGATTTTCATTATATCTTTTCTGTGATCTTCGGGTGTACCTTTATTGCCATACCGCTTCGCATACTTCATTACATTGCCCAAGCAAAAACCAGTACCATGCCCACTGTCAATAATAATATCCGTCGCTTGATACTTGTCCGTTGCGTAGTGCTGATCATATGTTGTATCCACATACTTTTGTAACTCTTTAATTAATTCTTCTTCCTTGAACTTATAGTTTATCATAATATAACCACCTTGTCAATGCCATCTATAAAATTTATGTTCTCCGATTCGACCCACCGGAACCATACCTCTGTCGTTAATCCAATTTGGTGTTACATATGTTGCGTGATAATGTGTGGCACCCTCAGTAATACCTCGGAACCCATTATTTAGAGTCATCTCCGCAACGATTTGCGATTCTTCCCAAGCACCCTCTTCCATAGGCTCGTCAGACATACCGTCGCAATACCAAGAGAAGTGACACATACCACGAACGGGTACAGTGTTACCTTTCCAGTTAGTACGCATTACGGACTGATTGACCACATCACATATAGTGTCTGGAAACAAGTTACTGTCAACACGATTTAAGACAACATCCGCCACAGCAATACGTCCAGCAAAAGAATCAGAACGAGACTCATGATATATATTGAGTGAGAGGCAACCCAACTCATCATCCCCGAAAACCGGCTTCTCGGGTTGAGGTTCCGCAGAAACAACTTCTTTGGGGGGCTGTTCTTTTGTTGGTAGTATCTCTTCAGTTTTAATTTGAATCGTCGGTTCTTCATCGACAAATCTCCCCGCAAAAGTAATCGTTGCAACTATCAAAATGCATATAATTAAAATCTCAACAATTTTAAATGTGTTAGTTTTGATCATTGTTCCAAGCCTTAGATGGGTCTTTCTTTGCACCATATTTATCTATGAAGGTAAGTTGCCCAGTCTCCTCATCCCATTTGATTTGTTTTATATTCATCGCAGCCGCAAAGATATGTTTCATAACATAAGTTCCGCGTTCAAATCCTTGGAACCTACCCCAAGCAAAAGTTGCGAGCATACATGATAAAGTGATACCAGTATATACATATTCGTTCATAATAAATTCCTACGTGAACTGACAATCAGCCATAACCTCTGTTAGAAAGGATACGACATTGATTTCTTGATCCGCAACAAATGCCATCTGATATTGATACCGCGCCAGATGAATTACCAACTGTGGGATAGATGCTGGTTCTACGATCTTATCCATTTCATCGAAGAGTTTTCGAAAGAATGTTGTGGGATCACCATCCAAGTTTTCTGCAACCCATTTGCGCATAGAAGTAAAGTTCTTTTCTTTTAAAAAACCAACCAAATCTTCAATGTCATTATTTACCGCAGCAGAAAGAATTCCTGTGTCGATAGTTCCGGTAGCCGAATATCTCTGGAGTTCATTTAGAATCCGTCTCCAATCTGGCGAGAACTTCTTGACAAGTTTTGCGATAACCGCTTTATCATACTCAACACCCTCGCCATCAAGAATCTTACAAGTTCGTTGAAAGAACAATGGCATCAATTTAGATTTCTCTTCATTGCCAATATTAAAGTTTACCACAGAACATCTACTATGTAAAGGTTCAATGATTCTATTTGGGAAGTTGCAAGTTAAAATAAAACCGCAGTTAGCAGAAAACTCTTCGATAAAGTTTCGGAGGGCTGGTTGCGTGGATTGTGGATTTAAGTAATCTGCCTCATCTAAGATGACATACTTGCGACCACCCTTCATAGAAACGGTAGAAGCAAAGTTATGAATCTCATTACGGAGTGTGTCAATGTTCCGATCCATTGACCCATTGATTACCATGTACGAACACCCAAGTTCTTCGAGCATAGCCTTAGCCACTGTAGTCTTACCCACACCAGCACGACCAGCCAGAATCATATTAGGAATAACTTTATTTGCAACAAATTCACGGAAGGTTGATTTCAACCCCTCGGGTAGTATAGCATCTTCAATACTCTTTGGTCGATACTTCTCTACCCACAGCACATTCTCTAACATATTTCACCCTAAAATCATATTATAATATTTAACCAAATGCGCAATGACATATAAAATTGCCATCACACTCAGGAAAATTTTCAATCGTTCGCTCATTCGGTATATGAAGAACCAGCTTCGGTCGCAATCCAATAATCTAGATTACCAGACACCCTAGAGAAATGTGAGATGCCATCCGTAGATATTGCTACATCATAATCAGCACCAACAATTTTTAAACTTTCACAGTTAAAGATTGTTTCAAACTCAGAAGATGTTTCGCCAACATCGATAGAAAACCTATCAGAATCATTGTTCCTAATATCAACAGCAGAAATTGAGATTCTATCTCGATTACCCGAGACAACGATATTGGGCAATCCCATCACACCAGCCATCTTGAGAATTTGCGAAAAATTATCAGAATTAAGTCTGAAAGAAATTGGTGCGTTTGGCAACTCGATGTCATCTTCTGGGGGAGATACCACCAAAACTTCGTCAGACAAACCATACCGAACTTTCGATTTTCCGTCTGAGATCATTAAAGAGTTTCCGTTATCAACATCAATGTCGGGATTATCCATAGAGGATAGAACAGACAGAAATCTATTCAGGTCATAAATGGTAAAGTTGTCATCAAAAGAATTGTCTACAGTGGCTTTCGCCAATATATTTTCTTGTTTGGAAATTGTTCTAATCACATTACCCTGCTTAAACACGATGCTGGGATTGATAATAGAAAAATTCCTAAGAACATTTAAAGTGTTTTCACTAAGTTTCATATTAACCTCTGACATAATTTAACCTCATTATATAGCAAAACAATCATAAAGTCAAGAAAAAGGGGGAACAAAAATGCCCCCCCCATTCTTATTGTGCAGCCGTTACCGGTTCTGCTGTTGCAGTAGGCTCGGCTGTAGCATCTGTTGCGGGTTCTTCTGAATCTACAGATTCACGAACAGATAGGACAACTTGGTTAGAGAAAGCGTCTTTAGCGACACTCAATTGGTCAAGTTGGAATTGAAGGTTGCGGATTTTAGAATCGATATCCTGAACCTGTGCTACAAGGTACTTCTGAGCATCGGTGAGATCCTCTTCAGTATACTCTTTGTCATCAATAGTAATCATACTAACTCCTTAAGGTTTATAATAAACAAAAACGGGTTCATATTTAGTAATACTCCCGTTTATCTTGCAACTGTTTTTCATAGTTGCTTCGCCAGTTTCAGAATCTATTCGATTCGCGCCTGGCATTCTAGCAAGAGCCATTTTAAGAACACCTTTATAGGTCATTCCCAAACTCTCCAGAATTTCTTTGCTATCGTCTTCCAACGGTAGCAGATTTTTTCCTAGTTTTATATCCGCAATATTCCACAGCAGATACCTATCGTTACGCAAATACTCAACCGCAGTTTTTAGTGTTTGCTTTAAAAAACCATCGCGCCATACTTCATATGTATCAAACTTCTTGTAGGACTGCTCATCGTCTTCAGAATACGCTTCCTTCGAAAAGTAAGGTGGCGAAGTAAAAACTATATCCAACTCACCCTTATGCTTCTGGAAATCTGGATCTTCACCGATAACTTCCGAACCCAACTGGTAGATTTCATACGAGTGATACTTCTTAAACAATACGGCATCATTCTTAACATCATTATAAAATCTTGCAACGTCATGGTATTTAGTACTTAAACTTCCGTCAGGTAAAGTAATCGTATGATCTTTATTTGGATCAGTTCCAATATAGTGTATCTTGTTTGGAGATCGCACAGCCATTGCACCTAACAGCCTTCCACCCCAACCAGCAGAAGGGTCATAGATCTTAATTGTATCCTGATTTTCAATGTGCTTGGTATACTTTTCATACAAAAACTTTGCCGTCATAGGCGGAAAGTTAACCGCATACTGACACCAAGAAACTCGGAACGCTCGGTATCCGGCAGGGAAAAGTTTCTGCCCCTTCTCATAAAATCGTATCGTATATATGAATCCTTCTTTGTCTTCATAATCAATATTGGTTTTGCACGACTCGGGTATATTATACTCTAAAAGTTGCTCCTTTGTCAATAGTAAAAACTCAACTTTATTAATCTTTTCGTTATACCCAGAGTAGTCAATACCTTTCTTGTGTTCGATCCAGTAATCGTGTGTGCCGTACTGTCGGGCTTTACTCTCAAACCATTCAACAAAACTCTTGACATCGGTTAGTGTGTGCCTCACACTACCCACCACGATTTCCTCACCAACCATCATAGTACGAGAATGCTGATAGAACGAATCTCGCTTGAAATGTCGGCGCGCATACTTTATTGTTTTTTCTAACAACTCATCCTTGACAAAGTGATCGTAGATTGATAACCCCACATCTTTTTCACTATAGTTTATTCGCGTCTTCATCATGGTAGGAAACCATTGGTTCACGGCATTACCTAACCCAGAATGATTTCTAATGATATCAGACTCACCAGTAAGTTCGTCAATAGTCTCGAACTCGTGTACAGGATATCCAGCCATTTTCTTAAACTGCTTCTTAATATCATCCTCATCTTTACCAACTCTAGGAGGATTGCCATAGTCATCCCAGATTTGAGCAACGGCTTTTCGCAGATCAATAAACCAATCGCGGAATTCTTGATCAGACATCAACAGA